GAAACCGGAGTTCACCATGGAAGAATCCGAAATATTCACACAACAAGAGTTTTGTGAAATTGAGCTGGAATTGGACAATTCGCGCGTCGGTGTTGGAACTGCATTTGATAACGTCGATGCTATTATCAAAGAATTAGAAACGGCAATTCGCGTGGTTTTATCGGGACTCCAAGATACCAAATATCCGACACCCTATGCCGAACACGACCGGGTATTACAATCGTATATGCGAGTTGTTCATGGTGATACATATGAGCCCAGGCGCATTTTCCCGGATGATTTTATTGGACCCAATTCACACACACTCCAGTTGAGCAATATAGTTGAACCGGACCAGACATCAAGTGTCCCGAATATTCGCACAAATTATTGCGCAACGGACAAAGCGGATGGTGAGCGCAAAATACTATATATTGATACACATGATGGGCGCATTTACCTGATTAATACCAATATGTTGGTCCAGTTTACTGGAATGACGTGTTTGGAGAAGACGGACTGGGGAACGATTATGGATGGAGAGCACATTATGTATAGCAAGTCGGGCAAATGTATTAATCATTATGCGGCATTCGATATTTATTATGTCGGCGCAGGAAATGGCCGTATATCATCGGTGCGCCACCTGGATTTTGCGTGGTTTGAAGAACCGACGACAAAAGAAGATTTGGCAAAATACCGGCTTCTGCTCATGAAGATGAAAATCAACGGATTAAAACTGAAACGACCTTCTAAAGTCGGCTCCGAAGAGGACTTAAAAATAGTTCCAAAGATGTTTTATTTACCCGACAGTACGACAAACATATTTAGCATTTGTTCGACGCTTTTGTCAAATATCAAGGATGGGTCGTATCCATACAATACGGACGGCATCATCTTTACGCCAATCAATATTGGTGTTGGTGGCAGCGCACCCGGAAAAGCGGGTAAACTGAAGAAGTTTTCGTGGCCTCTCTCCCTCAAATGGAAACCGCCTGAATATAATAGTATTGAATTCTTGGTGTCATACAAGAAGGACAAATCGGGTGCCGATGCTGTTTATACCGAGTTTGAAAATGGCACAACCAATTTGCGCCAATATAGAACACTCGAATTGCGATGTGGATTCGATGTCAAGCGCCACATTTCGATGGACCCATTCATGGCATTGCTGGAAGACGAGGTGAAATATGTCGATGATGAATTGGACAATGAAGACGCATACCAACCCGTGCCATTCAAACCGAGTTTGCCGTATGACCCCGACGCGTGTTATGCCAATATCATGTTGGTGAAAGACGCCGAAAACCAAGAAGGCAATATGATGACTTTGGAAGGCGAACGATTTGAGAGCAAGATGATTGTGGAATTCTCATATGATTTGACTAAAGAGCCTGGGTGGAGATGGGTGCCATTGCGCGTCCGCCACGACAAAACGTACAGTTTACGCGCAGGAAACAAGAATTACGGCAATGCTTACCACGTCGCCAATGACAATTGGAAGTCGATTCATTTCCCCGTGTCCGAGCAAATGCTTAGTGGAAACGAGGAAATCAAACAGGATAGTACGGATGATGTCTATTATGATAATGCGCATAACACGGAGGAATCACGCACAATGGGACTCCGCAATTTCCACAATTTGTATGTGAAAAAACGCATAATTGGCGCTGTTGCCAATCGCGGCGATTCGCTGATTGATTACGCCGTCGGCAAAGGCGGTGATATTTCCAAATGGAAAGGGTCGCGACTCGGATTCGTGTTTGGCGTGGATTTGTCAAAAGACAATATTTACAATCAAATGGATGGCGTTTGTGCGCGATATTTGAAGGAGAAGCGCGACTCGCGCGGACTCTTTGATGCGATTTTCCTCCCGGCAGATAGTCGTCTCAATTTGCGAAATGGGGATGCGTTTTACAATGAGAAAGAACGCTCAATCGGTGCGGCCATATTGACTAAATCGACCGGACCAAAACCACAGTTAGGGAAAGCAGTTGAAAAGAGTTTTGGCGCGGGTGTCAATGGATTCAATATCGGGTCGTGCCAGTTCGCGATTCACTATTTCTTTGAAAACCAGTCTGTCCTACACAATTTCTTGAGAAACGTGTCAGAAAACACTGGAATCAATGGATACTTTGTTGGTACTTGTTATGATGGCGAGACGGTGTTCAAGAAGCTGGCGAAAACCCCGGAAGTGACGATTTACTCGGATGGTCGCAAGATATTTGAAATCCAGCGAAAATATGAGCAAACCGGGTTTCCCGCTGATGAAACCAGTGTCGGATATGCAATTGATGTGTTTCAGGAGTCGATCAATAAATACGCAACTGAGTATTTGGTCCATTTTGGATACTTGGTGAGGGTGATGGAAGACTACGGATTTGTTTTGGCGGGGGCCGAAGAACTCCAAATCAACAACTCGGATATGTTTGAAACCCTGTACAATAAAATGATATATGAAGTGAAAAAATATCCCGAATCTGCGCATAGTTATGGAAAAGCGCCTCTAATGACGGCCGAGGAAAAGACGATTTCGTTCATGAATCGGTATTTTGTGTTTAAGAAAATCAGGTCGGTTGATGCGGCTAGAGTATATAAGCAGCTGAAAAGTGCCAAAGTTGAAGAGGTCTCGGCTATAGCTGAGGCCAATGAATCGAAACCAGAGAATCGTGTTCGACGTATATGCCAAGTCATTCTAGAAAAATACGAGCCGATTGATTTAGGTGAAGTTGTTCTTGCTGAAGACAAAGGTAAGTCCGATGTAAAAGAGGTATTATCTGACGCTAAAGAGGTATTATCTGACGCTATAGAAGAAGAGGCTTTGCCTGAGGTAGATGTAGAAGGTGATAAAGGAAAAAAACCCCGTTGTAAGACTGGCACCCGGAGATATAAACCTCTCGGACCCGATTGTTATACGGATGAACAAATAGCCGCACACAAAACGCGCAAACGTGTGTAATTATTTTCGTTGAGGGACTTTAATTCTATATTCAGTTTCTTGATATTTCCACAACCTGAGTACTTGTCTTCGTTGCACAAGTGTTTGTGGAGTCGGTACTTGACCTGGCGCAAAATTATCGGCAAATGTATTCTCTTTTTCACAATTTCGCATCGAATATGCGCAATAATCAACATCTTCATCATCTCTCCTCCCTAAGAGAGGAGGCGTTTCAGAGTTCATATTTTTTAAATATCGTGTCCAGAGCAGGTTTCCAAACTTATTGTAATAACGCTGGTCATGTGAATATTGAATGTAATCAAACATATCTTGTATCGATAAATCTGGATACAAGATGTTTAGAACCAACGCAACAAAGGTTCCAGTTCTTCCATGTCCGCCACTACAATGAATATATACGCGTTCACCTGACAATATCATGTTGGCGATTTCGGAGCATTTTTGCTTAATAATGTCGTCATCGGTTATGTTCATGTCTTTCACGGGGATATGTATGAAAGATTCGGGTGTCAATGAGCGCGCATACTCATAATATTGTAATAAATTGGTTCCGTATTCCGCATTCAAACAAACAAAACGTGTGATTCCGGCATTTTTCAATAGAGTTAGATCGGTGTCTGAGCAGATGTATCCGCCACATAAGAATATTTGGGGAATTATCCAGTTGGATACTTGCGTTGGACCAGTAAAGTTGGCGTCTTTTTCTTGTTCGTTGAAACACAAAATTGAATCGTTTATCCAGCTGTTGCTTTTTTCCAGATTGAGTGGTGGCAATGTTATGGTATTTTGTGGAGTAGCATTGGTTTCGAATGTACATTTCCAGATGGGTTTTGGTTCCTCTATTGTAATTGTTTTTTCAGCGTCTGACAAAGTTGATTCTTCAATAATATCACCAAACATGAATATGTTATTTGGAGCTGCGTCATTTATAAAATTATTGCTTGGCGAAGAATTATCAATATTTGTCCAGTCACACGAAATGCTTTTTTCTAAAGAATTATTTGATTCCATTTTACTAAATATATATTTTTTGTGGTGTTAATATTTATTAACAAATATTTCAATTTTTTATGAACCTATTCAGTTGTATTGTCGTATATAATACTTTTTGTCGTATATAATACTTTTATCGTATATAATACTTTTTGTCGTATATAATACTTTTGTCGTATATAATACTTTTATCGTATATAATACTTTTATCGTATATAATACTTATAAATCGACATAAACATATTTACTAGTAATTACTAGACGAAACGACATATCATGATTCATACATTGCCCCAAGTATCTGGCGTTTATTGGAATAAAATTGCATTAAATCAGAGTGATATAACTCCACCACAATATTTATCATATTCATTACACAAGTTTGTCACAGAAATCAAAGGCAAGATTGACGAATGTGTTGAAGATTGGGACGCATATAAAAAACACACAAATCCATATGAATATATTCATAGCAGCAGCAGCAGTAACCGCATAAGTGTTTGTAAATATCGCCCAATATCACGGGCATTTTTCAAATTAGTCGAAATTATTGATATTTTGAAAATATCCCAATTTGATAATGCCGCAAAACAAATAACCATGTTTGGTCTTGCCGAAGGGCCCGGTGGGTTTATTGAGGCCGCGCATTATTACAACAAGAATCCACATAGCCGTTTTTACGGAATGACAATCGAGGACCCAACCAATCAAGATGTTCCCGGGTGGAAGAAAGCACGGGGGTTTCTAAAACACAATGAAAATGTGATTTTAGAGAAAGGCGCAGATGGAACGGGAGACCTCCTGAGTATCACCAACTTCAACTATGTTGTCGATAAATATCGCGGATCGATTGACTTTATAACGGGCGACGGCGGATTCGATTTTTCTATGGATTTCAATAACCAGGAAATATCAATGACCAATTTACTCTTTGCGCAAATTGCGTATGCCGTTTGTTTACAGAAACCAGGCGGGTCGTTCGTTCTAAAATTATTTGACTGTTTTTACAAACCAACCAGCGAGATGTTGTTTTTATTGGCATCCATGTATACCCATGTTCATATTGTAAAACCAAACACGAGTCGTGCGGCCAATTCGGAGCGATATGTCGTGTGTACGGGCTATAAACTCACGACAACCGCAGATATGCAAAAGACATTTGGTGCCATAATTGCCGAGATGAATCCGGCATTATACATTCGCAGCTTGCTTTCCGTAAAAGTCCCGCTCTATTTCTATAGTAAAATAGAGGAAGTCAATGTGGTTTTTGGGCAAAATCAACTGGACAATATATACACGACACTTGGTTTAATAGAAACGCGCGCTAAAAAGGATAAAATCGATCATTATGTCAGGCAAAATATACAAAAATGTATTCATTGGTGTATTCGGCATAATTTTGATTACAATGAACCCGTTCCCGAAAACAACGCAAACATGTTTTCAAACAAGAAATATGTACAAATACAAGCCATATAAAAATATGGGCACATGAATAATAATATACAGATGAATATTATTGTTCAAACATACAGCGAGAAGAATGAGGGGAGAGCCGCTGAATATGAGACGTGTTTATTAAATAACCTGAACCATTTTAATGTGAAGATGGTACATAACTTGTACGAATCAGAAGAGACGATTTGTGAAAGTGTGCGGAATCATCCGAAATATCGCGGTGTCAAATGGGGAAAACGAATGACCTATGCCGACGCATTTGAGTATGCCAGAACCCATATTTCAACAGATGAAATTGTGGGAATCATCAATCTGGATATTTACATTGCTTTGGCATTTGACTACCAGCAAATGACATCTGTACTTTGTACCAAAAACCACTTTTTAGCACTGTCAAGACACGAACACGGGGCGGAAATACGTATGGACCCGGCGTTTGCCAATATTCTACATTCGAATACCCAAGACGGCTGGTTTTTCAAGAATCCGGTGCTACAAGGTGATTACAATATAGAACTGGGGCGTCTTGGATGTGATAATGCTATTGCAAAGAAGTTGAAAAATGCGGGTTACGTTGTGCTGAATATTCCGGAACGATTTGTGATTGTTCATATTGACACGGTTCGTGGTAAAACTGGGAGCAATTTCATGGAGCATCATAAGGATGATGCCGTTATTTACAATGATGGATGGCTGGTTCCCAATTATGACGTAATCAAATACAGCTCGGCGGACACTCTAATGAATGAAATGAAGTTTAATGAAACTGAACGTGTGTTGATTCTTAGTGAAATATTTAACTGCCGGATAAAGCTTAATAATAAACCGAGTGCTACTGCCAATAGTAAAATATAATTGTTTGTGTAATTTAGACAATCGTCAATAACACATCAATCAATTCATTTTTGCGCATTCGGGGGGTGCTTTCTGTTGCTAAACCGCGACTTACAACTAGGCGTCTGATAGATTTGATGTCCATCTTTTTATAGGACTCCTTGGTTTCCGGGTTGAATAAATCCCGGAATGACTCGTTATTTTTTGTAGTTGACATTTCACTATCGGATTCCAAATCCGATTCATTGACATCAATTTTGGAGATTGTTTCTGGTTGATTATCGACATTGGTGAGTGTAAAAACATTGGGTTCTCGGGCATCCAATACTTCAAATGTGCTCGATTGTGGCATATCTGAATCAAATTGGTCGTCGATTTCGTCAGTGATATTAATATCGGAATCAATGGGTCCGGATAAATTAACATTCACGATTTTAACGTCGTTGTCATCAGCATCATCAGCATCAGCATTTGACTCGTCGTCAGCATCAGCATCTGACTCGTCGTCAGCATCAATGTCGTGCAAATCATTATAATTTTCTTCTAAATGTATTTTGATTCTATCATCTTGGTTTTCATGTTGATAGAAGTCAGTCATTGTGCGATTCTGGACAACTTCGGCTTTCAATTGCATATGCTGTACAAAAACATCGTGAACTATCTCTAAACATTTAGTGTTTTTCTGCTCAATGTCGGCAATTCGTTTTTTAAAATAATATACTAATAAGCCAATCGCAATGACCAAAATGGCTAAACTAAATAACAAAATTGACTCAAAAACAATTTCCATTTATTATAGCAAAGTAAAAAAATAATGGTTAATGAAACGCGCAATCATTATCTTTGGCAATAATATATCAATGGATTCGAATCAACAATTCCCAATGGCCGTTTCCGAAAATACAACTGCCGGAATTAGTAATCAAATTATCATTTTTGTTCTTTTAGCATTGCTGATTTTGTCGTTTTTAGGAATAAACTTATTAACAATGTTTGGTTCGCTAGTTGAAATGGTGACATCAATTGTCGGTCCATTAATTGCGCAACTCCTCTCTATATTTGGTTACACAACTGGAAGTGTTCTCAATAAAACCGCAGATGTTGTTGGTGATGTTGCTAAAACCGGCGTCGATGTAGCCGAAGGGTCTCTCCAATCTGTTGGCAATATATTGAAAGATGCCAGTCGAAAATACGTTGACCCCAGTGCCGCCACCAATTTAGATACCGTGCTAAATGTATCGCCTACAACCTATAATGACCCTGCGCCATCTCCTTCCGAGAGTCCTATTCAGAAACCAATTACTGCTGGTAAAAGTGGGTGGTGTTTAGTAGGTGAATATGAAGGCAAGAGAGGATGTATTCAAGTTGGTGAACAAGACAAATGCATGTCTGGGCAAATATTTGGCACACAGAATGCGTGTTTGAATCCTGGGGCTTTTACTGGCCAAGGCCAAGGGTTAGGCCAAGGCCAAGGCCAAATGGGTTCTACTCGTTAAATAATATAACCAATTAAAACATAAATATATCGTGTTTATGTTTTATAATTATGCCGCCAATGTACGATGTGTATGTGTATAAATTAACAAATGGCAAATATTTGCTCTATCCAGCGCTTATCTGTAATGATAATTGCGAGCATGATGAATCTAATAAAGAATGCGCATTCTTGTATAATGACTTTTTACGTAATACCAAAATTGAATCCCTAGAGAAAATCAAGACAAACATAGAGGCATGGCAAATTGATGGACTGGTACATCTTTACATGCATCTTTTTGGCATTGAAAACGTACGCGGCGGCCGATACCGCACGGCCATCTTATCTGATGAAACAAAAGAGGCAATCTCCCACTCTATCAAGTATTTTACCGATGGGTTGGATGAAGACCGACAAGAAATCGAAAAATACTATACTTATGCCAATACTATTGTATCTGACCATGACTCAATTGATTCACAGTATGTAGAGTATAAAAACCTCGAACAACGCAGAGACAATTATAAAGTGAATCGCAATTTATTGAATGAGCTTGATTGGCTAAAATGGATTATTGAAACACCCGTTGAAAGATTTTTTGACGTGAAAGAGCGATATTATGAGCTGATTGACAATTTACGCGCTATTTATAAAAAATATGTAGAGACATTTGAAGACACGGCTCCTAAAATTGCGTCTGTTTACAGTGTTTACCAACCATTTTTTGTTGAAAATCCTATGGTAGGAGAATTAGTAGAATCACAATTGTCAAATCCAATTACTTTTTTGGATTCGCGCGTTATATTTAGTGAACGAAGCAAATATTGGCTGGATTTTTGCCCCAAAGACCAATTATTTTTGGATATTTTTAGTATGATGGTCTATACATTTATCAATCGCGAGGACGAAATCATTTTTGATATGTCGCAAATAGATATTCAAAAAATAGAGGCTCTGCGAAAAATTAGGGAGATTGACCTGTCAAAGATGGTAGTTCAATAATTGACGTTGATGGTTGTGTTGTGAATGTCATATTTGTAGTAAACTTTTTAGTATTGTTTGATAATATTCGCGGGTCATTTGAAAATGGGATTAAATTAGAATACAAAGTTGCAGTATCCGTTGTAATTCTACCAATAATTGATATTATTGGTTCAATTATGATATTATATGTATTTCCAGCAGCAGTTGATAGCAATAGATTTCCAATAGTAATATTTCCCAAATAAATCGCACCTGAATAAGGGCCTCCAATCAATGAACCACTAATATTTGCCGAACCATTTGTAAAAATATTCGGATCCAATGTTATTGTTGGTGTAGTTGTCAATGTAACTTGTGTACCGCCATAGAATACTTTTACAGAGGCTTGTGTAAATGAAACCGCCACATCAAAAACTTGCAAGGCATTCGATGACCCATCTAAATAAAGGCCAATCGATGTTCGCAAAGTATATTTATATTGCGTATTGTCAATTGGAGTGCGAATATTAATAGTGAAAATATTTGGCTGATTTGACAATAAGTTTGTATCGTATTGAGTACGCCACATATCGGTTTCTTCTTCATTGTTGATTCCGAGGGCTTGCTGTTGTGTGTTGTAATTATACAGGGGCACTCGCGGATCCAAATATAGTGGAATCTGGGGTCCAGGAATACCAGCACCCGTAGAATATGTAACCACGTCTTCACAATTGGTGTCGGCATTATTAATTCCAGATAAATATGCGGCGGAATATGTGCGACGTTGATATGCGCCGTTCACAATTTGGAGCCATGATTGTGTCTTTGTTATACGAGTATTTGCGGTTTTATTGTATTTGAGGACTTCAGCCTTGCGGCGCATATCCAGCTGTTCTTTGGTCCAACCTTCGCTGTATGGATTCGACGGAGTATATCGCGGGGGTGGAATATTGAATATAAGCCCGTTGCGGCGATTTTGGTCAATAGTATTACAATTGCTCATATGAATATATATTCTGTGGTTGAATATATATTCTGTGGTTGGATTATTTGCCACAATAAAATCCTTCACCCATTTTGTACATGGTAATTAATGCCGGGAGTTTCCAATAATATGTAAATGACGCGCCATAAATAAATCCAATTGTCATATGTGCTCCAATCCGAAACCATATCTCAAATACGTTCTTATTCTTTTGAACATGGTATAGTTCATGGAGTCCAAAAAATACGCTAAATAATCCACCATTTACTATGAGTTTTTGTGTTTCTATTGAAAAAATATTTATTATACTCATACTCTCTATTTGGTTCTATTAATTATTTGTATCTATGTCATTTTTGGTATGTTAGATTTTGGATGAATACCAATTTGAAGATAGATAATTGTAATTGGATGACCCTGTGACGGAGAAGTCGTCTATTTTAGAAGGAGTTAGCGTTGGACCGCTATTCACAATGGCATTTATCTCAAATACATTCAGAGATTTATTGAAATATCGCAAATCTGAGAGCTTTCCTACAAATCCTCCATTCTGGCAAAGATATACATCCGAGAAATTTTGACGCGGGATTGATTCAAGATCTTTTCGCTTAGTCAATGTTCCATTAATGTATACATCCATTACTCGATTCTCAACACGAATAGTTGTATTAAACCATTTCTTGATAGGCACATTTGTTATATCAATTGTCTGGGCTTGGTTGCTCAAATTATCCATATTTCCTATTTGTGTATATGAATCCATAAACACACGGAGACTAATACTACCATCGTTATTTTTATATGTATAGAGTCCAGGAGCATTGTAAGTTTTGTTCAGCGTGCTTTCTGAAACCGGTAAGTTTGTAGACGCATTAATTACATCAAAATCTTTTGATGTATTAATGATACCTTTGCTGAAAATGTGTTTCAACTGATTATTTTTATCAATTCCGTCTAAATTAAGCCATATACTGTATGTAAACTCTAATCCAGATTTTGCATTTTCCGACAAAAATATTGTTGTATTTTCTGTTCGAGGGTCCTGTTTAATTTCTTTTGCGGAATTGCCATTCAACATACCTTTTACCAAATATGGCGATTGACTCGGAGAAAATATATATGAAATAATTATCATCCCCAGGCGAAACAGAAATAGAAATCCAATGAGGACAATAATTACAAATGAGAATTTGGCTACTATTGTATTTGCATCTAAAAACTCTTTTCCAGCATCGGCAGCAGATGTGGATGAAAAGTCATTCAATGAATTGCCAATCGTATTACGAATATTAGATACTTGGTTTCCGATATTACCAACAGATTCTGACAACGTTTTCTTTGCGTCAGTTGCTGTTTCTGTTATTTTTTGTAAATTGGGTATATTCACATTTTGGTTTTCTGGTTCGGGGTTCACAGACATTACTATATTTATACATAATATTTTGGTTTCAAAATATTATTTACATTCGCAATTCGACGGTTTAAACCGATGAACATTTATACCGGCACACAAAGTGCCGGTATAAATGGTTATCGGTCTTGAACCTAGAAGAAAAAATGGCACTTTGTGCCATTTTAATTCTTTGACGGTTTAAAAAAGATTGAACTTACTGTATTCAATGTTGTCCTTTTTAAGTGACACATCCATTCCGAGACTTCCTAAATATTTAGAAACTTGACTTTCGCCATTTCCTGCGGAATATTTAGTCCAAGCAGTTTGCGGGTCTGTTGCCTTTGTTGTACGAGTCAATTTCGCTAAAATTGTTCCGTTGCTTGTTCCAAAAGTTATAGGACCAGCGGTTGAACTAGGAGGATAAATACCATCGGATTCCTTGATAGATTTTGTGAGTTTGCCGTTTATATATGTGTCAATATAGTTGTTGGAAACGCTTACAATAACATGAACCCAAGTTTGAACGGGGAAATTATCAGTGACAACAATGGTGCCTTTCTCATTTGCTTGTCTGGCGCCGGTACAGAGATTAATTGAACTACCAGGAACAAAAGCATTATTTTTAACATAATCAATTTTTAATGTTGGACTAGAATCTTCAATATAAACACCAATATTGTTAACAATTACCGGATTGGTAGTATACGTAGGAGCAGCATTAGCAATACCATCAGTACATGTACCATTAGCTTTATCAGAAGGACGATAAAACAGAACTTGTTTTGTTCCACCATATTTGCCAACATTCACCCAGAATTCATATGAATATATAGACGAATCTGGTTTTATGATATTAGCAACCTCAATTGGTGGTTGCTGAGTTGTCAAATCCATTTTGTCTGATAACAGGTTTTCGCCCGTTGAATAAAAGAAATAGAAATAAATAATTAACACAATAACAACACCCAAAATAATCAATGCTGGATTCATTCTTATATAATTTTAAAATACTTTATTTATGGTTAGTCTCGATAATATAAAAACAACTATACCAAATATAATAATGGATTCTGTCGACTTTTGTGAAATTAATGATATGCGTTCACCGGCCGACTTTCGTGGAATCAGTTTTTCTAAATACAAGAAAACCGCAGTAAAAGACGCATTTGTCGAAAATATGCTAAATGGCAAAATCGAACCCGCATGTAATTGGGCCGCAGAATTGGTTTGCGCCGGTCATTATCTAGAACTCTGGGAAAACATCCTCTATTACATGGCAAAACACATCCATATTGGGAACCTCAAGCTGGTATGTTATCTCGAAAAGCGTTTCGTGGTTTTCAAAAATATAATGATGAGTGGAGAGGTTGTATCGCCTTTGGACCATCGTAATAACCCCACAATACGAAATATGTTTGCCGAGATTGTCAGCGTATTGTCGCTTTCCACGAAGAAACATAGTCCCGAGCCAATTAAAATAAATCGCGAGGAAGAGTTTGATATGACGCAAATGACTGAACGTCTTGTTGCGCCGAGTATTGATTTTATTAAACCGATTTTCAAACCAAAAGACCCCAAAGAGGTATTTATTGCGCTAAATGAGTTTGCCTACAATTTATCAGGTGAGAGGCGGAATACCATTGTCGCCTGTTATTGGATTGAATGGATTGTCGAGTTTGATGCCATTTGTAAGAAACGCAAACAAGTGTGTGAATGCGAATTGCGCGAGTTTGTAAATGTAGAGCGTAAATTGGCTCGAGATCTCATTTGGTTAATTTGGGATGTGCTTTTTTATTATATGAAAGAGAGGCAGAGTCCGCTTATTGAAAAGGTGATGGGCTCTCTTTTAACCTTGTTTTCTCTCCATTATACGAATGCATGTTGTCGGAAGCGGCGATATATATTGTATTTTGCGGTCTCGCTCTGTACGGAACAAATTGCGACAAATACCGAGCTTGTTTCCGATATGCGCGTAGTTGAATTGGCTGTGAAAAATATAAATAGCATTTACAAGACGATTAAAAAGACGGAAGAGACACCGAAAACGGATTATTTGTTTTCGGGGCTTGATAAACGTGCCTCCGCAGCCAAGGCAATGTCGCAAATAAAAGCCGTTAATTCTGTGAATATTTCTGGACCTAAGTAACATGATGAACCCGTTATTCTTCGACCATTTTACACAGGAGTGTCTTGGTATTCACAATTTTGTATTTATTCACAATGAGTGTGAAAAACGCATATTCAAATAGCCCAACCAGTACAATGAAACGGCTGGTTTTCCCCATATGTTTTACAAACTTGGATGTTTTCCAGTAATATGAGGCAAAAGACTCAGGAGCCAAATGCGTGTTTGTGTCAATTTGAGTTGGGCATGTAGGTTGGTCATCCGTTTTCTTATAATCGCTCTCCACCAATAAAGTTCGCGAATTGTGTTGTGACATGGTCCCGCCGGTAATTGGTGTTAGATATTGTTGACGTATACGCCAAATATCGCGCAAAAATATCATTAGCAATATGATGGTAAGTATTCCAATAAATCCCATACACTGGAGCCAAAGTTTATGGTTGTAATTATCGATGCGGTGTTGTCCTTTATTGCATTCGAGCTGGTCCTCTATGTAATGGACGATTAGCGATTTGTTTTGGATATTGGTTGTATATTCGCTTATGTCGAACAAATTATATATTAGGGTTTTTTCATATGGCATAATGTAGTAGATGTAAAATAGGATTTCGAATACAATTACAAAATACAAGTGGATAAAAATGATTGTCATTATGTGGAGTTAAGTATTTACACACACATTGTGTAAATACTTTTTGTTTCTTATTTGTTGGAGAGGGTCAGAGCCAAGCAATTGGGGGCATAGCTTTTTCAGCCAATCAATTGGGGGCATAGCTTTTTCAGCCAATCAATCCCCTTATTGGGGCATAGCTTTTGGTCCCAGATATCTCGCATTTCCAATATAAAATAAATGTGATATATCTAGAAATCTATAATACGCAAATCTTGTAATATATTTGATTATAAATGGAAGCACACCAAATATTAATAATATTATAACAATTAAAAATGTGCTATATGTTTCCCGATTCAAATATAACGAAACCGCAAATAAAATAAATATTACATAATAAAGTAAAAAAAGAATATTATTTGTATATTGTGAAATTACTTTGTCTTGTATAAAATTGTTTCCAATGCGGTAATTTATCATTGTTTTTGATTCAAGTTCATTAATTGCCTCTTTTACAGCTACAAGTTTATTATTATCTACCATACTATATATTTGTTAGACAGATTATTTTGTGTATGAATGATAATTATTTGTTTTATAAGCCTCAAATGATGTTATTTGTTTAGTGTCAAGTTCTGTCAGAGGCTTCTCGGTCCTAGGTACATCAACCTTTTTACTTAATATCAATACCTTTTTTGAATCAGCGCTTTCTAAATGTTGGTACAATATAACGCTATAAATTAGTCCGGCACTGAGTAATAACATACTTGCGCTGTTCAAAACTAAATCCGATACTAATTTATATTTGTTCATTATTTGGAGTCCAAATAGCATAGCTACCATTAATCCAAGAACAACATATATATTGTTGTAAACCAGTTTACCATTAACATATCCTGTTTGAAACCCTTCTATGTCAAGCTCGGTTTCAAACCCATCATCATATTCAATTAAGCATTTTCTTATTCTATCGCGGTAACAGTTATCCTTAATTTTTGTACTTTGACATAATGTTTCTGCATCAATATAACATTGTGCCTTTTTTTGTAAAAAATCTCTGGTTATTTTTGGAATAGTAATGTCATCTGGGTATTTGTTTAATAAAATATAATTATAATATGCATTTTCAGTTTCATATTTTGGTTCTAAAAACGCTAATTTTGTATCGGGGTTTTTATCACTATTAATTGTCAAAATAGTCGCTTTGTATGGTGGTCCTCCCGGATTGGAAAAGTTGGTTTGTTTTTTATCATTTGCGGAGATAAACTGCAGCCCTTTTATTTCAACGTTTTCTGATGGAATTGCAATAAACTCAATCAATGGACAATTCGCAAATGTATACGAATCAATATAAGTAATATTCTTTCCAAATATAATTTCTTTTAGATTTGGGCAATCGCAAAAATGTCCATAATTTCCATCACCAATATGCGGACTTTGTTCAAGTCTCACTATTCCATTTCCAATTTTTAAGCTCTCCAATAATTTACAACCTTGAAAACAATATATTCCCATTTTAATTACATTATTCGGAATTATAACATCTTTGACTTTTTGAGAATAAGCAAATGAATAATGGCCAATGCTTTTTACATTCTTGGGAATATTAATAGCTGTAAAATTATTACTAAAAAATACCCAGTCACCGATTGTTTCAACCGAATCTGGAATAACAATTTCGGTCATGGCTGGAAAAGCCAGAAGTAACATATTTTTGGGACTACTCGGATGTTCCGTATCACCAGTTACTATTTCGCCTATTGTTTTTAACCCTTGTGGCAGGTCAATTTTTATAATATTTTTGAATATTTGTGAAGCAAAATATGTTTTAATTTTTGTTATTGTAACAATGTCTAGGCCTAAATTATCATTCCAATAATCAATGTAAAAATCGATGAATATAGAGGTACCACTTGATGTTTCTATAAGTGCCCGGTCTATTTTTTCTATATTTGTATCATCGCTACTAAGAACGATTGTATTTACACCATTAACCATCGTTTGTGATTTATTTACAAGATCTATACCGTAAAATGTGATGCTTTTTAAATAATTATAATACGTTTCCGGCATATCATTTGGTTTAATAAAATAAACGGATAAAACACCCATATTATATATATTTGGCATACAGATTATTTGTGGAAAATGGGGTGACTAATTCGCCATCGCTCTGTTCTAATGTTGTGAATGAATCTTGGCCAACAGGGTATGTGGACAATGTTTCGGGAACATATACGAGTCGTCCAGTAGTTACATAATTCGGGTCGGCACGTACAACACGTCTTATAACAGGAGGACTTGAAGTAGTATCTAATTCTATATTTCCAGGACCAACTGGTAACCAATCATATGACCCGTTTTTTTTGCGACAATATTTATAGTTTGCCGAGTTTTTTAAATAATTTATTGCATCTGTTGCGGTAATAGCGGCCTGAGCTGCTAAGCCGGTTGAAGAATCAGCTTTTACTAATGCTACCTCAGTAATTGCCGCGGTGTCCTTGCCACCAAGACTCAATTTACCAGTAGTTATTTCCATGGGAACTTTATCCGCCGGAACCATTTTTGAATAACAAACACCGTACATTTTATTGTAAATAGTCTCGGCGCTATTACATTTGCCATCATTTTCCGATGCTATTCCTCCTAGATTACCCGACGAGATTTTGTCTTTGAACTCTTTGTCTAATTGGGCCTGGCTCTTTGTCGGCGCATCTCCAAAATCAATTTCACTAAAGTTCATATTATTACGGCGCATAATATCAGAATATAACAACAAACTGTAAATAAGCCCGGCGGATACAACTACCGCAATCAATATATCCAATACAACGTCCGGAACAAACTCAAATCGGTAAAGCATCTTTATAATGACAACACCAAGAAGCATCGCAACTATCACGGCATAGATATTATTGTATGCGCGTTGGCGTTCAGTAGCACTGGATGTTAAAGTGATGATGCGTTTTCTTTCTTCTTCCGCATTATCAATTGCGGTTTTGCGATCATTTATACGGTCTACTTCATCCGATAACACGTCAACAATAGTAGTAGTAGTCATTATATATATTTGCCTATAAATAGTTGGCTCATCTGGATGATATATATATTGCCGAAATGAGCAGAGTTGTCATTGTAAGAACCGATGCGTAAAACAGGTTTTTTTCTTCTTCTAAATACATCTTGTTATCGTGTTCTAGACCATCATTCATATCATTATATCGTGGTCGCAAAGAACGGATTTCTGGATTCCCGGCATCATCATTTGAATCATAATCGTATTTTTGGTTATCTGATATGCTCGTTTTTAATTTAGTGTATTTTATATATTCGCTGTTTCTACTTAAATCAGTCATTCTATAAAATGACTACATATAAAATAGTCATTTTATGCTAAGCTTTACTCAAGCTCGGTAAAAATTAGAAACAGAAGTACTGTTCCCAATGTTGCCCAAACTACGGTTGTATATGATTCGGTAGTGTATCCAATATCCTTACTCGGAGGATTTGTTTTTAAATCTTTCAATCTATTGTCTAAATCGCTGCGATAATTTGTCATGTCTACTTGGTATAAACGTAATTCATCTGTTACGTCTTTTGGCCTATTAGAACCAGATTCGCTTTGTGGATTACTACCACTATCAAATACTCTTTTTTCAAAATCCGGTGTAAGCGCTTCTTTACTAGTATTGTTTAGCGACGTATTTACTAAAAAAACATAGACAAGTGCCAATGCTATCAAAATATAAAATGCGTTCTTCAATTTACTGCGAGGCAAATTCATTTTGCTAAATATATATTACCAATTGATTTCCTTATTTACTGGTTCATGTAATAGATAGCGCCCAACATAATGGATATACCAATGACTAAATTGGTTGAATCCAGCACTTTTGCGGCATATTGTTGGTCGCCATCATCCAGGCTTTTTTCGGTGAGTTCTTTTGCGTCTTTGAGTTGGTATAACTTGTCGACGCTGTCCTTATAATCACATTTTTCTTTATATGCTACTTCAGTTCCTTCACTAGGAATTGAACCATCGCAGCCGGTATAATCAGTATCCGTCTTGCTAAATTGAGTAAAAACCGCATCATCGCTGAATGCCTCTACCTGCGTGTTATCTGAAAATCTCTCATAAAATGCTGTTGTCATTGTCTCGTCGTCTATTTACAATATATATTGAAAAAAACAGGCAGACAATTACACACAAACGCGATAATATAGTGACGTGATGGATGTCTGGCTTTTCCGGGTTATTTCGCAAATCTGCCCCGGTCGCAAACAAATCAACAGCGCAATTGGGTCAAAGCGCGAAATCTCGGGCAATTGCGATTTGCTCTTCAAGTTATATTTGGCAATTATCTTGTCGACCATCGTTTCCGGCTCGCCTTCGACTTTCAGGTCAGATACAATATTGTGTTGTGGTACCAACTTATGTTTCATAATATTTCGTTGTAAACGATTAATATTGTGAACGACCACAAAATATCCCTTGTTGTCATGGAGGTATCGCATCTTTGCAACCAATGAGTCATTTGGCTCGTCGTTGATAATTAGTACAAGGGTATCTTTTTTAGTAAGGATGCTTTCAGTCTCAAAAACCTCCTCGACTAAATCGTCAATTGTAGTTAATCGAATCGTGGACTTGTTCATCATGTATTTGACATAAATATTGCCGTAATCAAGGTCGCTTTTCAACAACATATCCAGTTGATTGTTTTTGGCCATTGCCTCGATTTCGTTCATTGTGAAATTCTGAAGTTCTGCTATGGAGCTCCGTTGTAAATGCCAGAACGAGTCCGTGTTTTCATAAATATCCAACAGGGTTTTTCGTGAATTGTAGATTGCAGTTAATTCTGTATTTGAAGACGACATAATGTAGATTTATATTATGTCCTTATATTTATAATTTAAAATCAATTTTATAGCTTATACCATTTTCACAACAAATGAACCGCCTGCGAGTGCTGACCCGGTTTCAAGTGCTCCGCCTGCGAGTGCTGACCCGGTGTCAACTGCGGATCCGTCAGTAAATGATACAGGAGTTTTTTTTATTTGCGGTTTGTCAAAGTTGAGTTCGCCAACAGCAGAACCTCCTGAATCAACAACTTGATTAGTTTGTTGTTGCGTATTCTCGGGAGCACTGATTTTACTATTTGGACCCGATGAAATTATAATGTTTGGATTAAATACAATTGCTGGTGAAGGACTTCCGTTGGGACTTCCAAGAGGGGTTCCTGGGTTAAAAAATGTTGGCGCCGGAGCAACTGTTCGATGATGTGTTATTTCACTGAGACCCGCAACTTTAACTTGGTTGTCCACGGTATTTTTGACAACAAGATTATTGTCGACTATGTTTACTACTGTCCATGGGTCTGTTTGGTTATTGATAAAATACACTACATCGCCGTGCTCAAACTTTTCCATTCTTAAAGAGTCTTTGCGAATCACAATCTTTCCTGTGAGAGGGTCACGATAATGGCCAATTGCCGAATCAAATGGATAGTTTTCACCGGTTTCTTCATTGTACAATGTTTCACCTTGTGAAATGTATCCTGGAGGCAGATTTTCTACATCGGAGGAATATACGATACCGGGGACGCGATTTTGTGCCAACGTTGGTATATCATATCTTGGGTATGCTTCTTCTTCTTCTTCAAAATATCCAGGTCCTGAAGATGGTTTATATATATCTTTGAAGTCGGATGACTCATAGGTGGATGACTCATAGTTGGATGGCTCATAGTTGGATGGCTCATAGGTGGATGGCTCGTAATTAGATGACTCGTAATTGGATGGCTCAATTGTGGATGGCTCTAAGGTGGACAAGTCTAACGGTGATTTATACACTTCAACCTGCTGTTTCACTGGAGCTTTAAATCCACGAATCAATTGTTTGTTCCGTTTTCGGACTTCTTCATTGTCCTGGGTTTCTATCACTTGTTTTATAATATCGCTCGGTTTACCAAGATTTGTCAACAAGTCAATGTTCTTAGAAAAGTTCATCGAATCAAATTGGTCCACATTGTCCTCGGTTATAATTGCCATTCGAATATTCATTGCTTGTAGTTCATGCATGAATAACTTGAACGCATATGGCACCCTCACAATACTGAAACTGCGGCCATATTTTGTGATTTGCTCAATATTCATCGTTTTTCCATCCAACGAGTCCGCGTATTTCACCGGTCCATCTGCCAAAGGACTGAGGAACAGATTCTTTTCCGGATTGTAAACAGCAATACCGCCCGTTTTATTACAAACGGCCATGTAAAATTGGTCTCCACGCACCAACATGGACTCGCGCAAAAAGTCGGTCGCCCCGTGTGAAATAATGGAATCACGCTCCATTTCACCGATACGCAGTCCACCATCATTGGCTCTTCCACTTACCGGTTGTCGCGTCAATTGGGTTCGCGGTCCAGTTGCTCGGAAATTGACCTTGTCCTTCACCATGTGTTTCAGGCGCATATAATAGGTTGGTCCCATGAATATTTCAGATTCGATTTTTTCGCCGGTCATGCCATTGTACAAAACCTCGTTGCCAGATGAATGTAGGCCCGCTTTCGACAAAATACGACCGAATGACGCCAACTGGCTGTCGTCCGATGTGAATGCCGTACAATCGCCATGAGCTCCATTGACTAAACACGCCTTGCCGACGATACATTCTACGAGTTGCCCAATTGTCATACGCGTGGGGAGTGCGTGAGGATTAATAATGAGGTCCGGGCGCAATCCATTGCGCGTAAATGGCATATCTGCCTCTCTTATTACCATTCCAATCGTGCCTTTTTGGCCCGAACGCGACGCCATCTTGTCACCAATTGCGGGTAGGCGCTCTTCGCGGATTCGTATTTTTGCGATTCTAGTGCCTTCTTCACCCTCTGTTATGAATGACTTGTCTACTGTTCCAAGCTGCCCCTTCTTTGTTGTCTTTGAACAATCATATGTATCCGAACCGGCATCATCTGTGCCGCTCATACAGCCAATAAGCACCACTTTCTCATCAATTTCGGTGCCCTCTCTCACCAATCCATTTTCATCCAATTTGCTGTAATCGTATCCCAGTTTGATACCGAGAACCGTCTTTTCTGATGCCTCTATGTTCCCGAACTTCTTGTAGCTATTCGTTTTCGACGACTTTTCCTCGTGGGTTTCATAGACTGAAAAATAGGTTGTGCGGAACAGGCCACGTTTGATTGCACCCTCATTCACTAGAATCGCATCCTCTACGTTGTACCCCGTATAACAGGCAATTGCAACAATGGCGTTCTCACCATAACTGTTTTCTTCGTTGTTGATGTATTCCAGGAATCGAGATTTCACAAGAGGTCGCTGACCCTGATTCAAGATGACCGCCGTCTTGTCCATTCGCATATTATAGTTGGTATGGTACAGACTCACCGCCTGTTTGCTTTGACCGCATGAAAACGAGTTTCGTGAGGCTGGGTTGTGTTGCGGGTAGATGATTAAATTGGACATCATTCCAAAAATGAGCGATTCGTGGATTTCGCAATTGGTGTATGATTTGGCGGCGGCGACGGTAACAACTTGTTCGGGTTTTATCGCAATAAGAGAGGTCTCTTCTTCGTTGGGGTCAATATATTCAATCACGGATTTCTTGTCGATGAATCGCTGATACTGGTACGGATTGCCATCGGAATCCGCGGGAATCTCGTATATGTCTCCGAGGTTGTAGAAATATTCGTAGTTGGGGGTTTCAGGCGCGCCCTTCTTCACGGGATTGAATCCATTCACCAGTTTGCGCCACGAAAGCTGGGTTTTTGGTTCAATTGCGCTAAATGACATGAGTCCGGTTTCATCATGTTTGTAAAAGATGGGGCGCATAATTCGGCCGCCATCGGTGAATATATTAATCGTATTGTGACGGATGGCAAAGCAGACACTTATAGAGAGAGGGAGCAATCCGATACGGCGGTAAAATCGAATATCGGCGACGATTTTAATGGCATCATTGCTCACGCCCGCCCAGTATCCATTCACCATGACTTTGGTCATTGTTGACAATTGTTTGGGTCGGTAGTCAGTGTTTGGCCGTATATCGGTGTATTTGCGCAACCACTGTAACATAGGTTCACGCGATATGCTGCGCGTGACATATGACATGATTGTCAGTTGTTTGTGGAGACCAATATTGCCGCCGTCGGGGGTGTCAATCGGGTCAAAAATACCCCACTGAGAACCATTCAGCACACGGGGTCCAATCAGTTTTGCCCCCGCATTCACCGCCAAATTGGTCTTGCGCAAATGACTCAGGGCCGAATTGTAAGAGAGGCGATTCAAATCCTGGACCGCGCCGATGCGTTTGGTATGTTCTGTCGACCCCCAATTACCCTTGAATGCTTTTCGGAATCCCGTTTCCAATACGCGGTTTTCACTGATTACTGCTCGATAATTATCGCGAATCAGCTTTTCCAAGTTGTTGTCGTAATTTAACCGGTCACCCAGCAATTGGCGTTCAAATCCCAGATGTATGGCCTTGTTTTGTGCTTTGTAGTACTCGCTAAACAAGTCATATAACATGGTCCCTGTGAGTTCAAGGCGTTTGTAACGATAACTATCGCGGTCAATCGGGGAATCCATGCCGCTGTAAGCCATCAACATGCGATTTGTCATGTATCCCAGGAAATACGCCTTCTCTCTGAAGTTGGTTTCCCCAATATGTGGTAGGAAATAGTCGGTCAATATTAGAAGTGCGTTGTCGGTGGTTTTCACTTTGGCAAGAAGGGCAATATATTGAAGTGCATTTGTGCGAGTCATTACTGGACCAGCGTCGTGGACACTGGGGATAAAAAGATCTACTATGCTGGCGTATTTATCGAGATCTAGAAGACATGCCTCTATGATTTCTTTGTCCGATGTTATTCCGAGTGCGCGAAATACGATGAATAGAGGCACCGGTTTCCTGACGTTTGGAATCGAGACCACAATATTCTTATTGGTGTATTTATTGGTGGCTGCCACTAAATCTATACGCAATGAGCGAACGGGTTTGGATGGGTCTTCGGATACACTTTTGATTTCGGCGGAATAGAGGGAGTCTTCCGATGTTGATTTGTTGATGCGAAGCATATTGTCGCCGAACTTTTCTTGAGGGACAATGGATTTCTCTTTGCCGTCGATGATGAAATAGCCGCCATAGTCGTTGCGGCATTCGCCCATATTGAAACGCATTTCGCGGGGGAGTCCTGCTAAAATACAAAAGTCAGACTGAACCATGATTGGAAACCGACCAAGAAACATTTTTTCGAGTATGAAGTTGGTTTTCTGTACATTGGCACCGTTTACAGACTGTTTGATATTGATGTGTTCACTTACTGTGAGAGGTTTTGCGTTAGCACTTGTGCTCGCGCTCGAGGCTTTTGTCGAAGCTTTTGCCGAAGCTTTACCTGAACCACCGTTTATCGCACCACCGTTTATCGCACCACCGTTTATCGCACCACCATCACCATAACCATTTAGCATATTCTCATCCCCATGAACATCCCCTCCCCCGTGAATATCTGACTTTACTCGTTCCTCTATTTTAGCAATAACTTCGGTGTCAGTCTTCATATTTACAAATCGAGGAATATCGTCGTTGTATTCGGTTACCCCGCTCCCTCCACGTTTCATTAAATCCGCAATTTCGGCACTGTTTAGGGTATTTAGCACTTCTACCTCTACGTCATAGTGAATTGTCATCGCATACGTCATGTTGCGTAAACGGGCCTCATTGGGAAACATATAATGGGGCGGCGTGGCGCCCGTGTTGTCATCATAGATGGTGGGTTTAGCAAAATAGAGACGGGTTCCATCTTTTCCACCAATATACAAATTACAAGTACACATAAACTCGCCAGTTGACTCGTCCAATTTAGAAACAATTTTGATTGGGTTCATGTCTTTCACAATGCGAAAAATATCACGTTTGAAAAAGTCATTATATGATTCTGTATGATGTCTTACTAAACTTTGGGGATTGTCGCGAAAATAACAATCAATTACTTTCCACACATTGTTATTGATATCCTCCATTATACAATAATACAATACAATCTTTTATTTGGTTTATGCGTGTCAATGTGAATACTCATAAAAATATGGGCAACCATTATATAAATGTCTGACTTTATGGATACCGTATTCGGCCCTCTCTCCGGAGAATATTGCTACTACTTTTATTTTTTATCCATCTTCACATTCTTCTTATTCTTGATTGTGATTGTTGGGGGTCTATACACTGGCCTCAGTAGAGGCAAGGGACTCGGATTCTATGCCAGTGTCATTGGTGGGTCTCTCGCATATTTCATCGTTTATTTTGTGAATAGGCTGATGTATTCGATATGCAAGAAGAGTCTATAAATTTGGTAACCTAATTTGATTATACTTTGTATCTACGTCGGTGTAGATACAAAATCCGCGATTATACTGACATGTAATAAACCGCAACATAACACAAGATTGCTAAAACAATAGAGGCAATCCAGATAGGGACGACCGTCTTTTGTTTGTATCCAATGCCAAATTGGCGAAACCCGCCATGTTCATTATAGATGAATCGGGGTTTAAAATTGTGGATCGCGTAAAAAAAACACAGGAATAGTATGATTGATATTACTAATTTATTTTCGCGTATTGCCGATTTACTCAACATATATCTTATTGTGAGCAAAATAAAATGGAAATTATTTGACGAATGATTCGCAGAAGTCGCATTCGCAATCTGTGATGACGCCGCGCATTTCGGGGTATACACAATCCCCGCATAGTACCGGTTTCTGATTTTTCCATATACGCTCATCATCTGCAACAATTGCCGGGTAAATGACTTCGCGCGTTTCGATTTTACCTTCGCTGTTTTTTCTTATGACTTTTGTGTGTCCCCAATACAGGGCTCGTCCAAATGTCTCGTTGTCGGTTATTTTGGAATTGGGCGGACGATTCAATTCGCCCAGCAATTCGAAATAGTTTTTCCCGGCAAATATGCCGTCGCCTCTATATTGTCGTTCCTCATACACGCAATTATCTCGGGTTTTCATAAAGTATTTACGATGAGATGATGGATAAGCCTCATCGTAAATAAGCGTGGGTGTGCGTGAGTCGTTTGTCTGGAAGATTAGTTGTTGTGCCATTTTATACTGATGTAAATTATTGAATATTTTGTTTTTATTGTGCTTGTCATTTTTTAAAAGAAAAGATTTCAATTTTATGATTTAAACTGTCGGTTTAATAGCGGTCTTCATCGCGGTCTTCCTCATAATAATTGCCATCGTAATAGTCTTCTCCAAAATCCATATTATTCATCTCGGCATCTTCTTCTGCCTGTGCCTGTCGCATAACCATCGTATCCAAATCCGTTGCGTCTACTGCCACGTCAAGCGCTGCCTCGGCCGCAATCTCATCCGCTTCGGCATCAAACAGTTCCGGGTTGTATTCATAAATACCCTTCTCTTCGCCCAAATACCATTTGCCCAATTTCAGACTCTTCACCTGGTACTCTACTTTGCGCTCATCGGGTTCCATCCTGCCGAATCGGTCCGTAATTTTCTTCTTTTCGCGCATACTTTCTTTGTGGTACTTATCAGTCAACATCCCGTAATCCAAATCAATTATTTTCTTGTTTTTCATATCGATTCCAATTATGGTAATTGCTAAATCGCATATGCGCTCCTTGAACTGAATATTGTCGGCACGCATAATATCCACCTCGTCGGCATCTTGGCGACGCAGCTCTTTCACGGCTTCGATGTTCAATTTGGCATATTTGTCGCTATCGCTTTCTACAAATATTTCGTAGAATACAGAGAGGTAGCAATACATATATATCTTATTCAATAACACTTGGTTGATTCCCGCAGGAACTTGTTCCATAAATCGTTTCAGCGAATACAACTTGTGTTTTTTGCTCGAAATTGCGCCAAATAATTTACATACAATTTCGTCGCGCTTGTATTTGTTAATCTCCGAATAGTAATCGCGAATGAATTGGTCCAACATCCCGTTGTGCTTTTTAGACAACCCCCAATGATTTATTGCCGACATATTCTTGGTTCCAATTGTCCCGGTTGTATCTTGGAGCATTGACGGTAATGCGCACAATGACATGTAGAGCGCCGATGATATGAACTCCTGTGTCATTTGCGAGTTGTTCCATGTCGTCAGATTCTCTAAATATCCCGCGATTTGCCCGATTTCTCTGCTCGTGCGTTTTCCGAATGTTTCCAAATATCTGCGTATTTCGCCCATCATGACATCATTCATTTCGGTCAAATACTCGGCAACATATGCGGACGACTTTTTGCGACCAAGAAACTCATTTATACGGGAGATGAGAGGATCAGGTACCAATCCTTCGAACGGGTCCATGAACTTGGGAGTCTTTGATTCGCTCATATCTACAACAACTTGGTTGCGATGCGCCACCATTTTCATGAGATTCATAAGAGAGTGTTCTGTTTGTGTGTGTCGTGTATCCTTCAAATGCTCAATCATTTGATTGTGCGGCATATTGTCCAGTCCAGGCGGTTTTTCTTGGCAAAATGGCAGCAAATCATCGGGTATGGGCAACTCGCTATTCAGTTTACAGTAATGGATGTATGCGCCGTAAATAGCGTCTTCTGAATAATGGAGTTTTGACGGATTTGGTGCGCTGAGCGGGCGTTTGTGTGGAGAGGCCAGGAAAGCGGGGGTCGTCAATTTGCTAAACTCCGAATACAGCTGGCCATATTTCTGGACAAAATCGGTGTTTTTCTTGATGTTCGGTTCGCGTTCTGCGAAATACGTAATCGCGGTTGATTTGAGGAATGTTTCGTCGCAACAAGCGTTCTCTAAAAATATGATTGTGCCTGTGCGCAAAATGGCGGCTTTGCCCTCCACGCCAACAATTTGATTGATATCTTCTACCACGCCATAGACATGTTCGATGATTTTCTTATAGAGGGTTCCTAGCAAGTCATGTTGGGACTTGTGTCCCTTTGTAATCGTTGTCTTCAACTCAGATTCGAATCCGCTGGAAATACCAGTGAGTGTCTTGGAAATGGTGATGGGGACAATTGGCGGCTGGAAAAACATCCATTTGGATATGGCGTGGGCTGCCGGGATTTTATCCATTTCCGGTGTCAGCACTAGAAAGTCCCGCTTCACACGATACATTTCGACAATCTCCGGTTCATCAATCAATTTGGATTTGATAATATCGGCAACCATTGTGCTGTATTCTTTGGCAGTCTGGTCCGATTTATATACGCTCTTCCACGGCTCCGCCGTCTTGCTTTTCATCTTGTCCATGATACAGCCCAAATAGTCGAGTCCAGATGTATCACCGGTGGCATCCAGCGGATATCCTGCCAAACTATACCTACATCCGGGGAATGACTTCTTGGGTTTGTATGACGGAACGTGGGTCTGTATCAACATGTATGTGATAGCGGCGGCATATTGTATGATGTTCTTGTTCAAATACTTCTCATACGGAATCTGTTTTTTCCCTTCTTTCATGTCGATTTTGCTCATTTTTGCCTCATATGTGTCTCGGGTCATTGTTTTGCGGCTCAAAAATGTGTTTGTTATATGCATGACGTCGGCCTCTATGTCTTCGTATCGGATATCCATGTTTTTACAAATTGCCGATGAAACACCGTAAATGAAACGATTTATGTCGTTTTCAAACTGGCGCGGAGCCTGTTTTTCATCAATTGGCTCATTCTTATTTACAAGTTCGCGAATCATTTGGTACTCATCGGGTTCCAATACCGCATTGGTGCTTACGCGGAATCCCGCCTCATCATATCCATCTTCGGCGGCGTAATCGAGGGCTTTGATAACATATCCACTGTGTTTGTCTACGACTGCCTCTCCGTCATCACTGACACTGCCGATTTTGCTACATAGCCATTCGCGGACTTGCTCGTAATTATTGCCGGACACGAAGGTGTTTGCGAGAATATGTATGAACGACGGCATAAGTTTAACATTGGTTTCTTGGCAATAGTACCAATACTGGGTTTCACTCGCAATCTCGTTTTCCACGGCTTCACGACAATAGAGACGTTTAAATCGGATGATATCGTGCTGTTTCTTGACAAAGTCGTCTTGTTTCAAAATGAGAGACAAGAGAGGCGCGTATGGCGATAATACAACTTCGTTGAATACTGCCTCTGTTCCGAGTTTGTAGGCAAATCGTGTGAACTGTTCGCGCTTGTCACCCTTAATTCGCTGAGTCCGTTTTAAATCGGTGAGCCGGTTTTCAAGACCAACTTTGAGTTTTGCGACCATATCCTCGATTGAAAGCCGAATTGTGGTGTCGTATTCTTTGCGGATTGATTTGCGCGCGATGTTTTTCATACGACTGGCGGCGGCAGCATCGGAATCGCATACACCCATCAGCGTATCATAAAAACACTTGTTCTCGATATTACAAAACAAATCGTTGCCTAATTCTTGGTCAGTCATTGTGTCGTCTTTTATCCAGTGGTCGCGTTTTCGTACAAAATACGTGATGCGTTTTCGTGAATCAGCTTCTTCCAAGATGCTTTTGCTTTCTGCCACTGAAAGAGAATCAATATCTACATTTGCGTCGGGTTGAGGATACTTGACCAAAACCGCGTAATTGCCGTCGGATACTTTCTTGCGTTTGGCAACGATGGTCCTTGCCATTTCGTCCGCCAAATCGGGACTTGCGCCATGTTCAGCGGTTAGGACCAGGCGGAAATAACTGAGGAAATCGTCGGCGGTGCGTTTTTTCTGAGCATCGCGGTATTTGTCCAGCAAATTGTAGGGCGTTTTGTCGTAGTCGCGGTCAAAATAGATGTCATCCTTGCCGTTGTCTTTTTTGAGCGCCGATTCAGACAAGTATTTCTTAGCAATGACTCGAGTTATACATGATTTGGAATTGGTAAATGCCTCTTTCTTTTCAGCGACATCACCTAAGTCCGCCAATTCGGGAGTATATAAATGAGAGGATGCGAATGACAGTAAACTCATATATGCAGTGGCATTATCGGTCGCAATTATGTGATTGAGCATTTCATCGACAGACATATTTTCCTCGATTTGGTAATATTTGCGAATGCTTTGTAAAACAATAATATTTTTAATATCCGGGAACAATACGTTTTCGAGTTGTTTTGCGGATTTTATAGAGGCAAGTTCGCCATATTCGCGGCGTTTTATAGCATAACGACTATTATATTCTTTCATTTTGCGAATAATGTGGGTTCGCATTTCTTGGTAGGGTCCGCCTTGGCCATTGGAGCGTTCGCCATATACACGTCCAGAATAGGTTAGATTATCGCGGTATATTAAAAATGGCTCGTATTCTGCCAAGAGGTCATGGAAGTTATAACACGCAATTTTGTCTTTTAGCATGCGGATAATAGAGACGGAACGCGGAATTGTCGCTTGTAGAAAATCGCGGTAAGAAATATCAGTGTTACCGAAATTGATAATATGCGTGGAAAACGGATTATTGGCAATCCTTTCGTAATCGATTTCCGTGGTGCCATCGACATTGATTGTTCTCATTTGGGTCCGTTTATTCAGCATTTTGAAATAATAATGCCAATGTTTGCTCAGATTTGCGCGCGATAATATGTTTGTCCCGGGCAGTTGGGCACGCGATGCCTCTATCGCCGGTTTTGGAAGAATAACAATCGAGGATGATGCGATTTGGTCTGGCTGAGTCATTGGTCCACGAGTGTAAACATATTTTCCGGACTTCATAAGTTGCTTGTTTATCTTTGTTAGCCCCATGTTGTATCGCTGAATCACAAATCGCTGCTTTGCCAATTTGGCGACCCCCTTGTATTTTTTGTACACCGTTTCGGAATAATCGTCGAACGATGATATAATTGCTTCTATATCTGCGCCAACTGGGGCATTCGGCCCAGCATTTGGTCCAACATTGTCAAAAGGCGTGAATATACTATTGATACGATTGTGAAACGCAAAATATTGGTTGTCGGCATCAACCATTGTTTCGGCATTTGTGTAAGTTTCTAAATCATCCATTAATCGATTACTCGGTACATTGTCTACTTCAGGAATATCAAACAATTTCAGATGTTGTTTGGATACAGGAATAATCCAACGTACACCGCATTGCTTATTCATCTGTTCTACGAGAGGCTTGTGCGCGGCATTGTAGTTTTTACTACTAAGCACATTTCCAAAATCATCAAAGATTGAATACTCCTCTCTTAGTTCTTTGAAACGAGACACAATTCGGTTGACGCGGTCCAATACGCTTGGTGTGCGCATATGTGTGGGCGTCTTTGACAACAGTTCATCAAGTAAATTGTTTACTTGGATTTCGATTCCGTAACGCTGTTCATTGCGACTAACCTCTATGTCCAGGTCGACTTCAACCCGTTTGCCAAATACAATTGCGTCGGATTGAACAAAGATATCGTCGATGACATCAAACATATTTCGGTCAATTGCCGGGTTGGGCGGCATAATGATATTGATTTCACCGGTGGGCGTGGTTTCAATAGAGGCGACATTGCTTTGCGCTGCTGCTTGCGTTGCTTGCGTTGCTTGCGTTGCTTGCGTTGCTTGCGTTGCTTGCGCTGAAGCTTCTATATCTTCCTCCATGCTGCTAATTATTGTTAAACTATCTTGGACTGATGGCGATTCAATTGGCGCAATTTTTTTGATAGGAATATTCTTCGGCATGCCCTGGTAAGCAAAATCAATGTACAATGGTGTCTTGGTATCGTTTTTCGGCAACACTTTGATGCGGTCTTCTTCCAGATCAACGATTTGTCCAACGATGGTCATACCAACCTCTACTTCAAAGTCAATAGTGATCCAAAGCCCGGGCAATAATTTGTGGATTCGCGCATATCCGGGTTCGGGACTCCTCGACAACAAATGGATTGCCAATATTTGTTCGTCGATGATACGACCATCATCATATAAATCAAGTTGGAACTTGTCGCCATTGGCAACGTCGATAACCTCTATTATATCATCATCAATGTATTCTACTAAAAATGTTTTCAAATGGTACATGGCCTTGGTTGGCGATATTATTTTGATGAAATCGCCTAATTCTATTGTTATTTCAGAAGAGGCCATTCCCCGTTTATAATATAACCAACTATAATGTTTGTATTTTTACGCTATTGTCCGTTATTATAAAGATGTATTTTTACGCTAAGCAAAGATGTATTTTAAACCTTTGCACTTTAAAACGCCGATTATATAGCCTAAAATCACCTTTGGTGATTTATTGGATATAAAAGGTGTTTTTATCAGTCGCAAAGGCCACCTACGGTGGCCGACCGTCGCCCTCCCTCCCTTCGGGAGGGATGTGGGCTTAGTGACAGTTACATAAGCTCATTCAAATATCCCGACCTTTATGTCGGGATTTAAAATGTGCAAATGTGTAAAAAATGACATAGAGATTATTCGTCGTTATTAATTAAACTATGAATAATATTCGTCAAACATTCACATTTAATCCCGCTACACCCATTATAGCAAAACGCACAATTGCGTACAAAGACGGCTCATATGATATTTACAATGTCGACAAGGCATTTTTACCATTTGATGACGTGTCAAGTCGCACATATCGCAGTGCCATTGTATCCGACGGTAAATTGGTGTGTTTAGCACCAGCTAAATCTGTGTCTTCGGACCATTATGAAACAATTGTCACAAATATGGTGTCAGAACCGGCATTTTTCTTAACACAGATTGTAGAAGGAACGATGATTAATTTGTTCTGGGACTCGCGCAGGTGTGTGTGGGAAATTGCGACCCGGCGAAATATTGGCGGAAATTGCGGGTATTTCAATATAGAAAGCCCCAAAATGACATTTCGCACAATGTTTTTGGAGGCACTTGAGATTAATTCATTGGATGATTTGGAAACAGATTTTGATTTTGCGTTTTTGAACAAGGAGTATTCGTATTCGTTTGTTCTTCAACATCCGAAAAACCATTTGGTGACGATGATTGAGAAACCTCTCGCGTATTTAGTTCACGCATATCATATTACAAATAGTGATGTGGGGGCATATTACGCGTATGTTCAACCAGATGCGAGCTGGGGAAATGGCCGTATCCAATATGCTGCTGAAGCAACATCTGACGATGTAGACAATCTAAATAATCCGCTAAGTAGCGCGGAGTTTGTTGGAGTGATGAAGATAAACGTAGATACGGGATTACGAACAACGACATATGCTGAAAAGTACCTGGAAGTGAAGTCGTTGCGTGGCAATAACCCGTGTTTACATTATCAATACTTGACTTTGCGAAAAGTGGGAAAAGTTGATGATTTTTTGAGATATTTTCCGCAATACAAGGGACAGTTCAGACAGTTTGCCGAATACTTTATGCGGTTCAAGGCGCGCATTCATCAGTTGTATATGGATGTCCATGTGTTGAAAAAGACCAAATTGGCAGATATTGCGGTGAAACGAGACAAGTATTATGTGGAGAAGCTTCACTATGAGGTGTACTTGCCGGGAATAACAAAGTTTGGAAAAGTGTTTAAGGTGACCAAAAAGGTGGTAGAGGAGTTTTTAGATAGTGAAAATATCATGATTCCCATGGGCTCTGAATAAGGGCAAGTGACAAAAGGTTTACAAAATATGATATGCGCGATTCATATCATATTTATTGAGCGGTCTATTCGCTTCCATAAGCGATGGACAACTTTGACAGATTTTGTATATAGGTAGTGACATGACTCTTGTTTACAGGTGTAGAACACGCCTCTTTCACAGGTTCGCGAATACTATCAATGATTTCGAGCACTTTATCAGGATT